GACTCGAAAAGCCATGAATAGAACTCCAGACGACTCGAAACGACCGCCGCTGGTCGTAGTAGGCTCAGATCGGCTGCAGTCGGCTACCGAGAGAACTACAGAAGTGCTCTACGGCATTTCCACGCCTAGAATTCACTCAAAGCTTCTGGATTTACCGACTCGCGGCCAAGAAGTCATCGACTTCGCCGATTCAATCGGAATCAAGATGCTGGACTGGCAAAAATGGATCACAATCGAAGCTGGAAAATATAAACCGGACGGACGTCCAGCTCATCCACTGGTCTGCATCGTGGTCGCTCGGCAGAATGGCAAGACGACGCTCATGAAGACGCAAATCTTGGCCGGTCTCTTTATGTATAAGAAGAAGCTACAAATCGGCACGGCGCATCGACTTACGACATCGCTTGAAACATTCCGCGATCTAGTGAACATCATCGAAGAGAATGACTCACTGGCCAAGCAAGTCAAGCGCATCAGATGGGCTCATGGATCAGAAGAAATCGAAACACTCGACGGCTGCCGGTACATGGTCAAAGCTGGAGCATCGGCGGCGCGTGGTATTTCAAAGCCGGAGCTCGTCCACATCGATGAGACTCGTGAGCTTAAAGACGAATCAACATGGGCATCGCTTCGATACACCATGATGGCCGCGGAAGCTCCACAGCTATGGACGTATTCGAATGCCGGAGATCAGCACTCCGTCATTCTCAATCAACTTCGCGAGCGCGGCATGGTCGCAGCTGCCGGCGGACAAGATGACATTCTGTACGCCGAATGGTCTTCTCACACAGATGACATCTCAAACATCGATGGCTGGCGTCAAAGCAATCCGTCACTCGGCCACACAATTCACATCGACAATCTCAAAGCTGTGCTCAATGATCCGCCGGACGTGGTACGCACTGAAGTGCTTTGCAGATGGGTCGCGACAATTTCAAGCGCAATTCCATCGCAAGAATGGAATGACTGCGCCGATGAGACAATCGATCTCGATCCGGAGAAGCAGACATGGATGGCCATCGACTGCGCACCGGATAGACGTGCAGCTGCACTCGTGGCCGCTCAGAAAATCGGTGAGGACAAATTCTTCGTCAAGCTTCTCCACACTTGGCAAAATCCGATCAATCTCGATGATCTAGCTGTGGCCAATGACATCGCGCCATATACGCGGATGTATCCGACGGAGTGCGTGGCCTATTCAAAAAGAACATCATCAGCCGTGGCCGCCAGACTTCAGCCAGCCGGAATCCGAATTGTGGCCATCGATGGAAGTGAGTATTCACAGAGCTGCGACGAGCTTCTCGGCAGTGTTACGTCAAAGAGATTCGTTCACAAAAATCAGGCAGAGTTATCCAAGCAGATTCTATCAGCTACGCGATTAAATTATGGAGACGGCGGATGGGTCATCGGTCGTCGAGCTTCGCAAGCTACAGTCTGCGCGGCTGTAGGAGCTGCACTGGTCACGCACTTTGCGACACGACCGGAGACAGATCTTGACATCATGGTGGGATAGGTGTACGCGCTGATCTAGAATTCACGCATGGGATTATTCGACAGATTCGCACCGGTAAAAACTAACGCGCCAGAAAACATGAGCGACGTCGAAGCTGCCAGCGTCGCTCCGTATTATCAGGAAACATCTTCAATCTTCTTCTCTGGAATTGCGCAAGCTACTCGCGCCGAAGCTATGAGCGTGCCAACAGTTGCGCGCGCTCTTTCGGTAATGCAGACAATCGCATCACTTCCAATGCAAACTCGTAACGTCGCAACCGGCGAAAAAGTTGCACAACCACGCGTCATCAATCAGCCAGATCCACGCATCGCCGGATCAGTATTCTGGAGCTGGATGATTTCAGATCTCTTCTTTCATCCTTACGCATTCGCTCGCGTCATGGAAAGATATGCAGACACCGGAAAAATTCGCGCGATGGAAAGAATTGCACCGGAGCGCGTAACTATTACGACCAACGGCATGGGATACGAAGTGAACTTCTATTCTATTGACGGAATGTACGTCGATCCGAATGATCTTGTCGTCTTTGCCGGAAATGATGAAGGATTGCTATCTCGCGCCGGTCGTACAATTCGCGCAGCTGCCGCACTTGAAAAGGCTGCGATGGATTTTGCCGTCGATCCAATTCCACAAATGATTCTCAAATCAAATGGCACATCTTTGCCAGCTGATCGCGTTGCAAAATTACTTTCAGCATTTGGAGCACGTCGCAAGAAGTCCGTCGTGTATTTGAATGCAGATGTATCAATGGAGACAATGGGCTTCGATCCAAAATCGATTCAACTCAATGAAGGCCGCAACTATGTCAGCTTAGAGCTTTCACGCGCTTGCGGCATTCCGGCCTATTTCACAGATTCACAGCAATCGAGCTTCACCTACTCCAACGCTCTTGACAAAAGGCGCGATCTCGTCGATTTCGCTTTCAGAAATTACATGAGCATAATCGAGCAGCGTCTTTCATTCCAAGATTTCACATCACTCGGCAACGAAGTGAAATTCGATCTCGATGACTTCTTGCGTGGCAATCCACACGAGCGCGCGCAAGTGTACGAAATACTCAACAGAATCGGCGCGATGAGCGTTGAAGAAATAAGAGAAGAAGAGGATATGCTGCTATGAAGCTAACTACACCAATGACAATCACGGCGGCAGATTCGGACACTCGAATCATTAGCGGTCGCATCGTTGCATTCGAAGAGCCAGCGAACGCATCCACTGGCAAAGTCGTATTTGCAAAAGGATCAATCAAGCCAGTTCCGGTCAAGCTCAATCTCGAACACGATCGCACTCGTCCAATCGGCAAGACTCTGGACATGACTCTTAATGAAAATTCAATCGATGCAAGCTTCAAGATTTCAAATACAACAGCCGGATCTGACGCTATCGCTGAAGCGATGGACGGATTGCGCGATGGATTTTCCATCGAATTGGCTGTGGATGATTACGTCATGGAAAAGGACGGCACAATGCGCGTTCTAGCTGGAGAGCTCACCGGCGTCGCACTCGTTACAGAGCCAGCCGTCCGATCAGCTCGCGTCTCTGACGTTGCAGCTACAGAAGGCGAAGAAGAAGCCACAGAAGATTCTGACTCCACCGTGGAGACAGATGCAACACCAACAGAAGGAGAAGACGAAGTGGAAAACACCGTCACAGACGCTTCAGCCGTGGAGACGGTCGAAGCCGCTCAGTCAGTAACAGCAAACTCAAAGCCAGTCGGCGGCTTTACATCAAAGCCACGCATCGAGCTAACAGCTGCGAAGTATCTTGAAAACAAAGTGCAAGCTGCACTCGGTTCAGAAGATGCACGTCAATACATCATGGCCGCAGATAACACCACTGACAATGCTGGTCTCGTGCCAACACGTCAGCTTGCAGAAGTTATAAACGGACTTTCAACATCGATTCGTCCGAGCATTCAAGCGATTTCGACAGGAAGCTTGCCTGACGCTGGCATGACTTTCGAAATTCCAAAAATCACAGTCGCTCCGACAGTTGCAGTCGCAGCTGAAGACGCAATCTTCTCAGACACAGATCAGAACTCAGCTTTCTTGTCAGTGGACGTTAAGAAATTTGCTGGGCAACAAAAATTCTCAGTCGAGCTTCTGACCAGAACTTCGCCATTATTTTATGATGAGCTTCTCAGAAACATGATGGCTGCTATGGCTAAGGCGCAAGACACTTATGTGAACAGCATTCTTGTCGCTGGCGCAACAGCTGACGCAACAACCATCACAACATATCCAACAGCTGCAGAGCTTCTCGGATTTATCGGACGCGGTGCTGCAAGTGTTTATGCTGCAACAGCTGGTCTTGCAAATCCATTTGCTCGCAATATCTTGGTGAATACTTCACAATGGTCAAATCTGATGTCATTAAACGACAGCGGACGTCCAATCTACAACGAAGTAACAAATCCAATGAACCAAGCTGGTCTCGCAACGCCTACCAGCTTGCGCGGTCGTGTGGCAGGTCTCGATCTATACGTGACAGCGAATACAGCTGCTACAACAGACACAGATGACTCAATCTTGGTCATCAATCCAGATGCTTACACATGGTACGAGGGCACAAATTATCAGCTACGCGCTGAATCAACTGCCGACGGATCAATCACAGTGGGCGTCTATTCGTTCGGAGCTTGCGCGACAAAGATTGCAGCTGGCGCGTTCGGTATCAATAAGGGCTAATTGCCACAATCAATCATCGACCGTCGTCGCTCCCGAAGGCGGTCGAGCAGTAGAAAGGGAAGAGCTCATGCCAACAATCATTACAGCTGCACAGCTGCGATCCGTCCTAGGCGTGAGCTCTTCTCTCTACTCTGATGCTTATCTGGAGCAGATTATCGATTCAGCGGAGAATGTAATTCTGCCGCTATTGACTCAAAATCAAGTCGCAGTCGATGAATATAAACTCGACGCAAATGTCGCTTACTTCTACACATCACGTCCACACAATT